AAGACTAAATGGTTGAGAGAATTGTTAATTGCCTCAAAGGATAAAAAAATTATTAATCAAAAATATTTGAATAAGTGTCAAACTGAAATGACATATTCATTATTTAATTGGAATGGTAGCGCCGAAAATCATTTCAAATCTCAATTAAATCCATTTTTTAATACTTAGTATGAAATTAAATCTACTTGATGTACCTGTTTATTATATTAATCTTGATGATCAGGATGAAAAAAGAAAATTAACTGAATCTCTTTTGAAGAGACTTGGATTTAAATATGTTGAAAGGTTACCTGCGGTTAAACATGAGGCAGGTAGAATCATTGGGTGCGCTAGATCTCATTATGAAATTTTAAAAAATAAAAAACCTCCATTCATAATTCTTGAAGATGATTGTACTCTAAATCGTGATTTTAAATCTGAGATAGAATTGCCAGATAATGCCGATGCTCTTTATCTTGGTATTTCTCATTGGGGAAGATACTTAAATCATTCTGGTCCTTATGTGCATTATGATAAAGTTAGTGACAATATTGTTAGAGTTTACAATATGCTTGCTACACATGCTATAATGTATATCAGTCAAGAATATGTTGACATCTGTAAAAGAGTATCATATCATTATGGATATGAAGTAGAAAATCATTTGGATATTGGATTTGCCGAAGTTCATAAACTTTATAATGTTTATAGTTTTGACGAACCATTGTTTTGCCAATATGATTGGAGTGCCGTTACTACAGGAAAATTGAGTTCTGTTAGTATCAATAAAACTGAATCTGATAAATTATTCAAAGAAGTTTTATTTGATGATGAAAATTATTATAAATTAAATCAGGAATTTAAATCTCCAATTAGGCCTCTTATTATGAGAAGAGACGTTAGTGGTATTCCTGGATATTATGTTCCTACGAAATTAATGTAAAATGAAAAGTTTAGTTACGGGTGGGGCCGGATTTATTGGATCTAATCTTGTAGATCGTCTTTTAGAATTAGGGCATGAGGTTACAGTAATTGATAATGAGTATTCTGATGCTCATGATTATTTTTATTGGAATGATAAAGCACAAAACTACAAGTACGATATACGAGATTATCAAAATACTCGTCCACTTTATGATGGAGTTGATTATGTATTTCATTTTGCTGCTGAAGCTAGAATTCAACCAGCAATTGAAAATCCTATAGAGGCAGTAAGTATTAATTCTGTGGGTACTTGTACGGTTCTTCAGTGTGCAAGAGAAGCGGGTGTTAAGAGGGTGATGTATTCTTCAACTTCTTCTGCATATGGAAATAATACTCCCCCAAACGTGGAAACGCAACCAGATGATTGCCTCAATCCATATTCAGTTTCTAAGGTGAATGGAGAAAAACTCTGTAAAATGTATACTGAATTATTCAATCTTCCAACAATTATCTTTAGATATTTTAATGTTTATGGTGAGCGCCAACCTCTTAAAGGACAGTATGCACCAGTAATTGGCATTTTCCTTCGCCAAAGATCTGCAGGAGAAGCACTGACAATTGTTGGAAATGGTAATCAGCGTAGAGATTTTACTTATGTTGGTGATGTATGTCAGGCAAATATTCTTGCTGCTGTAACAGAAGTTGATTTTCAATCATTTGGACAAGTTTACAATGTGGGTACGGCAAATAATTATTCTGTAAATCAAGTTGCCCGAATGATTTCCAATAATACTGTAAATATTGCTCCTCGTCTTGGTGAAACTCATCTCAGTCTTGCTAATAATCAAAAACTTCGCAATACATTTGGTTGGGAACCTACAATGAATCTTGAAGATTGGATTGGAGAACAATTGTGAAAGTTAAAATTTTTACCTTTGCTTTTAATCGACCCGATATTTTACAGTATCAAATTAATTCTTTCAAAAAACATATTGAGGATGATCTTGAATTTCATGTAGTTTATGATACTCGTGATAATGAACATTTAGAATCATTCTCAAAAATTTGTGAAGAAAATCAAGTTTCTCTTCATCATCACATTTCGCAACCAGGAAATACTCCGAGTTTTTATAATTCGGATGCAATTCAATGGACTTATGACAATTTTATTAAAGTTGGTGATGAAGATTTTATTGGGATGATTATCGATCATGATATTTTCTTAATTGATAATTTGAATGTTTCCAACTTTATGGATGGATATAATCTTTCTGGATTGATACAAAAAAAGAGAGATATTGAATATGTTTGGGCAGGTTTAATTTTCTTTAAAAAATCTTCTCTTGAAAATATTGATTTTAATTTTTATCCACAAACAGTTGATGGTCAGATACTTGATTCTTGTGGGGGAACATATGAATTACTTCGCAACGGAAATATTAAATTTAAATCTACTGATGTTGTATATCCAGATGATTATCAAGGAATAAATCTTAGGGATCCATCTAATTCTAATGGTGGGTATGAGATGGAACTTCATGCAGATCGAAAGTTTTTACATTTTAGAAATGCCTGCAACTGGCATAATGGTATGAAAGTAGTAGATAACCATAAAACTTCCATTTTACATTCAATTCTTAAGGATTTTGAAATTATATGAAAATCGGTTTTAATTGCAGTTCATTTGATCTATTTCATGCTGGACATGTTACCATGCTTAAAATGGAAAAAGAAATGTGTGACTATTTAAAAGTTGCTCTTCAAGTTGATCCAACGATTGATAGACCTGGAGTTAAAAATAAACCAGTACAGACTGTATATGAGCGTTATGTTCAACTTCAAGCATGTAAATATGTTGATGAAATTTTGGTATATGAGACTGAAGAAGATTTACTTAATCTAATTCAAACTCAAACAATTCATGTACGTTTTTTGAGTGAAGAATATGTGGATAGAGACTTTACAGGAAAACAATATTGTATTGATCATGATATAGAATTATTCTATCATTTGAGAAAACATAAATATTCTTCGACTGAAATTCGAAATAGGGTATATGAACTTGAAAGGAAAAAACGTGAAGAGAAAGAAAATATATCTATTGTGGAGCAATATTCTCCGCAACTCTTAGAAAAATATTCTTCAAGGAATGATTGATAATGTCTATTTTAGTTACTGGAGGTGCAGGATTTATTGGTAGTAACCTTCTTCATCATTTGATTAAAACTTTAGATGAAGAAATTATATGTATTGATAAACTGACCTATGCTGCAGATAGAAATAATGTTCCTGATGCAATAAAGTTTTATGCCACCGATATTGCTGATGAGCATAATTGTGAATATATTTTTAAAAAGCATAAACCAAAAACAATCTTCCACCTTGCTGCAGAAAGTCATGTAGATAATTCAATCAAAGATTGTTCTCAATTCCTTCATACAAATATTAATGGGACAGTAAATCTTCTTAATTTATCTGTCAAATATGAAGTTGAAAGATTTATGCACATTTCAACTGATGAAGTTTATGGTTCTATAGAAGAGGGATATTTTACTGAACTATCAAATTATATTCCAAGAAATCCATATTCAGCATCTAAAGCATCAAGTGATCATTTTGTGATGGCATATCATACTACTTATGGTCTACCCACAATTATTACAAACTGCTCTAATAATTATGGACCTAGACAGGATGTTGAAAAGATGATTGCAAAGACAATTATGAATTTGATGAAAAGCAAGAAGGTTCCTGTATATGGTGATGGAAAACAAGTTCGTGATTGGTTGTATGTTCAAGATCATTGTGAAGCACTTATGGAGGTTTGGAATCTTGGTAGAATAGGGCAAAAATATAATATTGGTGGAGAGTGTGAAATCAAGAATATTGATCTGGTCAGAATGATTCTTGATCGTATGAATATGAAGGAAAATATGATAGAATATGTGGAAGATAGACCTGGGCATGACCGTCGTTATTCTACAGATATTACTAAAATTCGACATGAATTGAAATGGTCTCCAAGATTTTCTATAGAGCAAGGACTTGATAAAACAATTGAATGGTATGAACGCAATAGAAACTAATCTGAAAGATGCTTATATCATCACAAACAAAAAGTTTGACGATGATCGTGGATTTTTTATGGAGTCTTTCAATTTAAAAAAACTTGAAAAAATTGTTGGTGCAAATAATTTTGTTCAAGATAATCATTCAAAATCTTCCAAGGGAGTTTTAAGAGGACTTCATTATCAAATTGAACATGCACAAGGAAAACTTGTTAGGTGCATTTCTGGCGCAGTTTATGATGTAATCGTTGATCTAAGAAAATCATCACCATCATTTGGAAAATGGTTTGGAATTAAACTATGTGAAAATAATATTCAGCTTTGGGTTCCATCTGGATTTGCTCACGGATTTTATACTCTTAGTGATTATGCAGAAATTGAATATAAAGTAACTGATTATTACTATCCAGAATATGATAGAACTTTAATTTGGAATGATGTTGATTTGGGAATTGAATGGGGTATAGATAGTAATCCGATATTATCTCAAAAAGATTTGAAAGGAAAAACTTTTAAGCAATGTGAAAAGTATGTTTGAAAAAATTTCCGTCTACGGTGGAACAGGGTTTATTGGAGGATCTTTTTGTGATCTTTTTTCTGATCAGATTATAAAAATTCCTAGAGATTCTAGAAAACCACAATCCAAAGACATTGTTTATTTTATTAGTACGACTACAAATTATAATGTATTTGAAGATCTTCATGTAGATATCAATACTAATTTAAATCTTCTCATGGAAGTACTTGAGTATTGTAAAGGTGAAGATATTATATTTAATTTTGTCAGTTCTGGATTTGTTTATGGGTTAGATGTCATAGATGCAAAGGAAACTGATATTCCAGATCCTAGAGGATTTTATTCAGTTACAAAAAGAGCGGCAGAACAATTATTGATTTCATTCTGCGAAACTTTTGGATGTAAGTATCGCATCTTTCGTCTTGCGAATGTGTATGGAACTGATAAAACAGTTTCACCCAAAAAGAATGTTCTTGGATTTTTGATAAACAAGTTAAAAAATAATGAAGATATTCAACTTTATGAAGGTGGACTAGTTCTTCGTGATTATATGCATGTTAATGATGTTTCTAGAGCAATTAAATGTGTCATTGACAGTGGGACTGAAAATCAAATATACAATATTGCTACTGGACAACCACGATACTTTCGTGATATAATTCAACTTGCAGTTAATAAATTACCTAATTCCAAAAGTAAAATTCTATCTGTAGAAACTCCAGAATTTTACGCAAAAACTCAAGCAAAAAATTTTTCTTTAAATATTGGGAAATTAAACAATTTAAATTTTAAACCAAGTATTCCCATTAATGTTGGAATTGAGCAATTGTGCCTTAATTGATACTACTATATAATTTAAATGAATTAAATTTATGGATAACAAAGAGTGGTTTAAAAATCAATTAAAATTGATAGAAATAGAAGTATTTTCTTTTTGCAATAGAAAATGTTGGTATTGTCCCAATTCTTACATTGATAGGCATAGTACTAATAATCTCATGCCCGAAGAAAAATATTTAAATATATTGAATCAATTAAAGGAAATTGATTATCAAGAAGAAATTACATATAGTAGGTATAATGAACCTTTGTCTCATAGGGACATTATTGTAAAGAGAATTAATCAAGCTAGATCAATTTTGCCGAATTGCAAACTTAGAACAAATACAAATGGTGATTATGTTACTCTTGATTATATTCATGAATTGAGAGACAATGGACTTAATGAATTATTCATTCAACAGTATTTGGGAAATGATGAATTATATGATCATTGCAAAATGAAAGATAGGATGCTCAAAAAAATCACTGGATTGGGCGTGGAATATTCTGTAATAAGTGATATTCAAGATCATCGTATTGAATATGAGTTGCATATTCCTGGAATAGTCGTACACTTAAGAGCAAGAAACTTTAGTATTGAGGGGACTGGAAGAACTAAGAAAGTATGTGATTTTAATTCTGAATATGTGAGAACAAAACCATGTGTGCAACCATTTAATAACATGTATATTGATTATAATGGATCTATTATGGTTTGTTGTAATTCAAGATCAGATGTTCCCGAAAATAGTGATGCTCTTATGGGAAATGTTGATGATGATAAACTTTGGAACATTTATAGTAGTGATAAGTATACCTATTGGAGAGAACATTTGAAAGATGAATCACCGAAGAGTGGTATGTGTGAAAAATGTAAAATTGATGTTGACTTTACTGAATTTTTATGAAAAGTATTATAACCCATTTTTATAATGAAGAATATCTTCTTCCTTGGTGGTTAGAACATCATAAGAAAATTTTTGATTATGGATTAATGATCAATTACAACTCTACTGATAGATCTGTAGAAATAATCAAAGATATCTGTCCAGATTGGCAAATTGTCGATTCTGTTAATTCGGAATTTAGTGCCATTGAGGTTGATAAGGAAGTGATGTATTATGAGGAACAAATACCAGGATGGAAAATTTGTTTAAATGTACCTGAATTTTTATATGGAGATTTTTCATCTTTGAGAGATGATAAAAATCAGTTTCATTTAGCTCCTTGTTTATATTTTGTAGATAATCAAGATTTATCGGAACCGGATAGAAATAAACCACTGCACGAGCAATATTCATTTGGATGTAGTTATAAAGATCGTAACCTAGACCTTTCCAGTATTTTTGAGAGGGGTATGAGATGTTTACACAACTATCCAGTTTTAAATTATCCTATTGGTAGGCATTTTCATGATTATAGTCATGTGTCTGAAGATTTTATGGTTTTTTACTATGGACTTGCCCCTATGAATGAAAACCTAATCAAAAGAAAAACTCAAATTCAACATAAAATATCTCAAAGTGATAGAGATAGAAATTTTGGTGGTCATCATATTACTGATGAAGAAAAGATTTTAAAATTATTGAATGATGAATTTAGACCATTATCTAAGGATCTCTCAACTGAAATGGAAAAATATGTAAAATTCTGTTATTGAATATGATAAAGTAGTATACAAATTTATTGAAATTAAAAAACCATGTATCAACTAATTGATAAATTTATTAAATCAACAAAGGAAATTGATAGTGATATCTTTCCTTTTCTAGCAAATAAAAAAAATTTTAATCCAGAGACTGATTCAGTCTATTACTCTGGTCCTTATTGGGATGATGAGGAAATTACTGAAATGAGTCACTCTATTCTTAAAGGAAAGTGGTTGTCTTCTGGGGAAAAAGTTCATAAATTTGAAAAGCAATTTTCCAAAAAATTTGGATTTGATTATTCAGTAATGGTTAATTCTGGTAGTTCTGCTAATCT